TTTTATTTATAATGCTTTTCTAAGCAGAATCGATTCTGTTTGGATCATAATGAGTAAACAAATCTTCATCCATTGTTTGTAGTGACTCATCAGAGAATCTATCACTATCATTCGAGGAGAATGTTGGTGAGTTGGTATCAAGAACATCAACAATAGAAGTGTATTCACCTTTCTGTGTAAAGGTGAGACCGCCAATAGAATCTTGATAGAACTGAATATCTCTGTCTGTGTAGAATCTAATCGTCTCATCACTATCAACACCAGTACTGCTAGTAAACGCACTAGAAGTTTCTGTTGCTGTTGCTTCAAGTGTCAGCGCACCTTCAGTCAGAGTATCAGCAATGGAAATTGGTGATGTAGCTTCAATATTCTCTGCTACTGTTTCAAATTGTGTTTCAGAGAAAAGAGCAAATCCTGCAATATGATTATATTTTTTGTAAATATCATTCCACTGGATTGTACTCAGTGGAGACTTGATCTGAATAGAAAGAACTTGCCAGAAATAAGAGTCCTGAATGAACCTCAGAGAGTTAGGTCCAATCTGACTTTCGCCAACTGTGAAAATTTGTGTTTTAGGATAAAATGCTTCTGCTTCTACGCCAAACACATATCTGAAGAATGCTGGAATAGATACTTCTGTGCCCTTTGCTCTAGAAAACTGAGGAGCAAGCTTCAGCGTAAGTCTAGGCAGATTAAACTTGTCTGCACCTAATCCATTTAGTCGCTCATAGTAAAGATAGTCAAGAAAATCTTCATTTGTACTTTCAACATCTTTAGCATAGAAAATATTATCAAGTCTATTGCGACCAGCTGCAAGTTCAAGATACTCATAATATTTTTTAATAAATGTTACAAGTGTTGGATATTGCTCTCGAAAGTGTTCTGGAAAAAGACCATCTACTTCAGACTGATGAAAATTTATATCTCTGCGGTTGCGATCTTCTAGAGTAATAGCAGCCATTAGTCAGTCACACCACTTACCGCATTAGCTGCATTTGTATCAGGAGTTGCTCTAACAACATTAAATCCTAGATCAATAACATGATTTCTCAGAGGTTTAATATTATTATCATCAGCAGGAGTTGCAATGATTCTAATATATGAGTTGCCAGATGAAATAGATGTAGGGCTAAATCCATTCAATGTTACAGTACCTTTAGTGGTATCATATGATCCAATATTAGTCACAAGAACATTTTCATCGGTATCAATAATTTCTAAAATATTACTATGATTTTCACCGGTTCTATTTCTAATAGAAGCAACTTTACCTCTATAAACAAAGTTATCACTAGTCACAACAGGGTGATCTTCATCCGGATGTGCGATCTTATTTAAGAAATTTAGCTGATAGTCAGCAGTAATATATCTAACCGTATTAGCGTCATAAACAGGAGTGAATCTATTCTCCATACGAACATCAACAGAAGATGATAGGATAGAATCATCTGTATTATCAATAACAGACAATAGCTTTGACTTACGGAACACATCGTTGAATCTACCAAGATTTGATGTGAAGTATGCTGCAATTGCACCTTTGATCTTATCTTGAATGCCACGTCTGGTCAATGCTGTAATACCAGAGTCATATTTAATATTTGTTGTTAGATTCAAATATGTAAAGTCTGGGTTCACAATCTCAGTTTCAATTGATGCAATAGAAAGATTATCTGTAATCTCGCTTGCAATACGAGTTTCAAGACTTGCCTTAAATGATGCATCAATATCATCTTCATAGATAATTGAAACAAGAACTTTACCATACTTGGCAGGAATATTATCTTCACCACCCCAAGCATTCATAGATTTGATGCCAGGAATCAAGTTAGAAATGACTGCAATGTAGTCATTAGGTGTTACCAATCTACCTTGAGCAAGATAGCTAAGGGGTGCATTTAGACGTATACTTTCGATACTTTCTTTTTCCGCACCGAGTGTTGATTTAGCAACTGTTGTCACGGTGAGATTATAAGATGTGCCATCTACAGAAAGTGTGGTTGTCGGTACAAACAAGCTGGCACCGTTTGCGGCACCACCATTCGTTGAAAGATATGTTGCTCTGACAATATTGCCAACTTCAGGTGCTTTACCTGTAATAGTACCATCACCAAAGTTCAACTCATAAAATCCATTATAAGTTTCAAGTGGTAGATACAGTCTGGTTTCAGCACCAAAACCAACCAACTCAGCAGGCGACAAATATGATTCACCTACTGTGTCAGCAGTATCATTGAATACTCTTACCCTCAGAGTAGAAAGGTCCATCGAGGAATCTGGAATAACATAAATTTGTCTTTCCAAACTTGTATCAACCAAGAAAGTCTTTACTTTCTCAACACCCTCTCTAACAGGAATAGCTAAGTTATCATCATCATCTACAAAAGTGTAGATACCTAAACCAGCATCATCAATTTTTGCTGTATATTCTTGATCAGTAATAAAAGTGTATGTTACATCATCAAGTTCTGTAGTGAACTGAAATCCAGATGGCAAATAAATTTCTTCAGGTTTATTGGAGGCTGAAGTCAAGTTCAAAGATACGTTCAACAGCGCTGTAGAAGCAGACTTTGATCTAGGAACGTAAGCGAAGTTAGTAGCAAGATTTACCAGAGAAGTTCTGAGCTGCGCAGTCTGCAAAAAAGTTTCGTTAAGCGCAAAGTTACCAAGCAATGCATTCTGATGCGTATTGTATGCTAGAATATCTGCAATAACAGATAGACCAGAAGCATCAAAGTCATAGTCCTGAAATTCTGACTGTGTTGCCATAAATTCTAGAATTTTACTTCTAATAAATGCAAAGTCAAGTTGAGTTGAATTAATTACTGTTGCCATATCTTATCTTAACCTTGAGAATGCTGTTTGAATCTCTACTACTTCATTTGTACTTATTACTCTAAATCTCACACTAACATTAACCGAATTTTTATCAATTTCATCCAAAACTCTAACATCAAGCAGTTCTGCTCTAGGCTCAAAGTTTTGTATTGCAAGTCTAATATTAATATCAATTTCAGCTACAGTATCTGGAGTCACAGGTTCAAATAACAAAGCACGAATATTAGAACCAAAATAATAATTAAAAGGTCTCTCACCAAAGTTAGTTTGAATGAGTGTCTTTACTGCCTGTTTTACTGCTGCCGCTTCGGTCTTTTTAAAAATGTCACCATTACTTTTCTTAGCAAAAGACAAATCAATATCAGAATACACTTGCTTTCTTGCAGACACGATACTACGCTTTGCAAGATTGGTATCCTCAATAGAAAGTGATTTAGTTATTGCCATTCATAAATTCCTGTTTATTAGATATTTATACAACCAACTCAGCGAGTCCGTCTTTCAGTGCGACATTGTAGTTATATTCTGTTCTAATATTCCTACGAAATTCTCCAATATATTTATCAGTCACTTCAGGCATTGTAACAATAATTTGTGCAGTATACTCTACATTAGGATCAACTGTATCAAAACTTAAAATTAATTCATCAAATAATGCGGTATCTTTCCAATATGATGCAATATTAAATGTTGCCGCTGAATCTAAATTTCCTTTCAAGTTTCTAACTTCATAAACTACAGCACGACCTTTAGTTTGTAAATCAAGTATACTTCCAGAAGTTACTGTTTGATTTGTTTCAGGCGCATATAATCCTTCAGAAACAATTAAACTATGTTTACCGAATCTTCCTGTGTTATTTCTAACTCCATTAATCATCATAGATTGAAGATAAAAATACTTTGCGACTTCTTTACGATCAGCAATTGTTGTCTTGCTGTTTAATGCACTGCCAGCAAATGTTGATAATGGAATACCACCACCAAGTTTAGTTCCATTCGTAATATCTGAAGCAAGAACAGGATTATATTGCTTTTCTGGAATAATATTTTTAAATCTCAATCCATCAATATATCTAAGTTTTGGAATATTTGAGTTGCCATAAATTCGAGTGCCATACTTTCCTACAGATTCGTTTGATTGCATTCTCTTAACAGCAGTAGGTGTTGACTGCATATATCTAAAGTTCAGCACCTCTCTAGCCAAAGCAAATCCGATTAGAAAATCATCAGCTCTATTGGCAGGATCTCTGAGTAGTCTTCGGATATCAGTAGTTGTAATGTTTTCGTTGCGAATGATCATTTATTCAAGACCCAATCCCAATTTGATACGTTCTCTTAAATCAATAGATTGCTTAATTTTGTCCCCAGGATCAATAGAAACTTGCATGATACCTTCTTCGGAAGCGGTGAGAGTTGTAGTTATGCTTCCAACAGTTGGTGCTGTATAATTAAAGAATCCATCAATGGTTGCTTCTGTTCCAGTCACAATAGCAGGTGCCTGAGAAGCAGTTGCCCCACCGAACGCTGTAATATCACCACCCGAAACAATTTCAGTGCCTGCATGAACCGCCCCATCAACGTAAGCTCCGCCGCCAGTCAGCAGATTGCCGTCGTGCGTTATGTTACCATCAACTGTTAAATTACCATCTACAAATAAATCTCCTTCAAAAGACAGCCCATAATAAAAGACCGCTGGACCTCCGATAGTTCCACCACCAGCAGCAATATTGATAGTTGAGCAAGTCATATTAATTGTAGGTGATGAAATAGACGTTTTAGTCTGTGAAGAAATATGAGTATTACCACCGGACAAAAATTCAATATTACCGTTTACCCAGTTACTCTGCTTTTTCTTAACAAAAGTATTTTTATCACCAAGAATAGTTTCTGTATTTTTATCACCAACAGTTGTGGATTTATTATTCGTCACTGTAGTTTCTTGGTCATCTTGATATTCTTCAATTACAGATTTTTTAACAACTTCTGTCTTAGTGCCTTCAACAGTTGTTTTCATATTACCTTTGACAGTAAGATTCATATCACCTTCGACTGTCCAGTCAAGATTACCTTTATAGATGACTGTTCCATTACCAGCAACAAACATCTCAAAGTCTTCACCGACTAATTGCACCATTCTACCAGAAGAATTAACGACAAGGAGTTTATCCTTTTCCATCATCTCTATTCCTGTTCCACTTTTATGAACAAGAGTTACACGAGGTTCAGATGGAGTGTCATCAATCTCCATTCGATGACGTTCTTCTGGATTTGGATTAGTGGACTCAATGACTTTATTGTGAGGATATTCTGGTTGTGCATCCTGAGGAACCTCAAATGGTTGACCATCAGGTAACTTTAATTTGGGCTGCCATTCACCTCTAGCAGCTACGCTTGTCTTTTGATTGTCTTTATATTCTTCAACAGGAAAGGTTTTATCTGGATCTTTAAATCCAAAATCACCACCAGATGCAGGCGCAATTGCATCATTTCGAGCAGCACTAGTTCCTGCTGTACCCTCTCCAGATTTTGCACTTACTGTATCTTCACCTTCAGGTTCATTCTGAATAGGTGAGCTACCAGCTTCATTAGAAACATTCTCCGGATCAACCTGCTCAAGGATTTTATTTGCATCTTCTGTCGTATTCTCAACACGAATCATATCAGCAAGGAGTTTGTTTTGCTGTTCTGGTGTTAAGTCAGATAATAGTGTATCTTTGTCCCAACCCCTCGCTTCAAGATTCTCCAGATATGTTTTGTTTGTACCATTTGGGTCGTTATCAGCATCAATTGGAGCGTAAGCATCTGCGTCTTTAGTGTAGTCGTCGTAAAGCATTCTCTCAATAGTTCGATTACCAAACTTTCCGAAAACAAGGTCTTTCTGAGCGTTGAACCCGCCCTGCATCGTGGCGAAGACTAGGTTGCCTCCATAATCAGCGGCGATAGCGCCAAACTTTGAGTAATACGCAAGAGAATTCGGGTTAGTCAGGTTACCAGGATTGTTGTTACGATAACCACGTGATCCAGTAAATGTCTTGACCGTCCCGTCAGAGAGTTGTACTTTGGTATAACCTTTACTACCCTGAGTCCAAGAGTCAAGATATTTTGAATAAATTGCCATTAGTATTGGGCTCCGATAAGTTCATCAATAGTCAAGGCACCATCACGTCTAGTAGATTTTAAAGTCTGAACATTATATTTGTTGAACTTTTTACCAACATACTTTGGTACATCAAAGTGCGGATCAGACCTTCTAGTCTGATCGATATCATTATGACCCCATGCTTGACCACCAGGAACAACTGTATAAAATGCTTTCATAAACGCATTGAAGGTATTAAACTGCTCCTGTGTATATGATTTATGTGATCTTTTGAATGTATTTTGTTTTCTATTACCTAAAAGACCACCGACAAAAGCAATACCTATGCTGTATTTATTATGACCATTCAGAGTGTGCGCACCCACTTTAGAAATAGGTCTACAGACTTGTAAACTACCGTCTCTAAGAATAATCAGATGATACCCTACATCTGTGAAGTTTCTTTCTGCCACATCCCATCTATAAAGAACATCATAGTTTACTTCCATATCTTTAGTTGTATCCGTAGCGTGAACAACTACTTCTGTAATTTCTCTAGAGCATGTTCTAATATATGCTTCCATTTCTTCAAAGGTCTTCAATAGAGTTCTAGGAGGAATATCTTTTCTATAGTCAACTACAGGAATAGAGGGACCACCAACGGCCGCACTTATCTGAGGACTGACTTCAATATTTTCAGAAAGATTTTCAACTTCCATCAAATCATCAAGAATAGATTCTTTGAATTTTACCTTTTCTAGCATAAGATTAGATTTTTGGATTAATATATTTCCAGCATCATTAATTAATGATTGAGTTGATGCACCAAGAGGAAGTATGGATGGATCCGCTAATGCCTCAGAAGCAGCCAGAGATGCTTCAAACATTTGTCTTTTAGTTAATGCGCTGCTGAATGTATTACGAAATGCAGCATCTGCGGCATCTGCTGTAGCGCCAGTCACAGTCTTTACAAGCAATGCTCCACCAGTTGTAGAAGTTAGTGAACCAAATGTATCTAACTTATCTGAGAAAACTGCGATAGATGTATTCTTAACTGCACCATCATCACGCAATCTTTTTCCTGCACTACCTACAATCACTAAACCATTTTTATTAGAACCAATTGTAGCATCTTGTGCGCTGGCAGTCAGTAGATCATACTGCAACGTTGCTGCACCTGCTGCTGTACCAACTTCGGTTAAATCTTCTATCAGAGAGCCAAGATTGTTGGTCAGTTTGCCTGTAATATCACCTATGGTAGTCATCTAAGCTTCTTCCACAAACAGTCTATTTATTTCATTTGCTAAAATAGTTAAAGTTAAAAACTCGGTAGTATCTAATGTTTTTTTCAAATACTCTTCATTAAATGCTCTAACTGCATCATCAATTGTTTTCGCATGCTTTATCCTTGATACATTATAGTCAGAAAGATTATCAAAAATAAATGCAATCTGAGTATCTGGTAATTGAGAATTTGAATTCTTTCTTTTAGAGTAATCGGCATATTTTCTATATCTATCTCCTCTATATGGAATCAAGGTAGTTCCTGATACCTCTAAAGAGATAGTTGCAGCAATCGCCGCCGCAGCCTCTGGTGTATATTGCCTAGAGATTGCAGTATTATATATTTTATCTGTTATACTTGTTCCTAATAGTGTTATCATCTGTGTGGCACCGCAATAATGTTTTCTCCGTCTGGGCTTTCAAACTTAGGCATAGAACCTAAGATAAGTGGATTTTGAGACTGTTTACCATCCATAAACAAACCAAAGACATATGCTCCTTGTTGAATGCCGTTGGGTGATCTGCCTGTACCAGAAATGCTACCTTCTGTCGCTGGCATTAGAATTGTAGCCCAAGGTAAATCTTCTACTTCAATATCACTATAATAAGGTGAGTGAATACCGAAGCATCTAACTCGCACTCTACCCAACTCTTCTGGATCATCGTTGTCTTCCACAACACCAATAAACCATCTAGTCTCATCACCATAAAAATCTGTAGGTAAAACTTTCATCTATTTGTCACCTTTATAGAACTGTTCACTATTAATCATTGGATCATTGTCCAACTTCACACCAGTAATTGTAACGGTATACTGACTGTTCTTGAACATATGTCTTTGATTCAGAATAAGATATCTACCAGAAAGCTTTTTATCTTCCATCTTCTTTTCTGTATAAGTTTCATCTTCTACTGGCAAGTCTTTTGGTACCACAATGTCAATTTGATTTCTACCTA